AAAAGTAAATATCACTAACAAGTGATACATTTGCGGTCCATGTTGTGACCGAAAAATTTACCCCATAATCCAGATAAAGTGCCGTTTGTGATTCAGTCCCGTTGGTGTTTTTATGCCATTTCGCAATGTAAGGATTTCCACCAAAGCCACCACCATACCTTAATCCAATAAAATTAATATGGGTGCCATTTCCTAGCCCATAGTTATTTGGGGTTGAAATTGTCTGATTGCTAATTATGCCATATAAGGGAGCGGTTGCATTTCCAACAGGCCCAATTTCTCTGATTGGCAGTGGAACAAGGCCGTCGCCTAAATTTATGAAGTTCTGGCTTGATTCTTTGGCGTATAGGTCATTGGCGATAGTTGTCACATCATTCGCCGTTAGCGTGACATTCCCCGTCCTGTTATTGAACGTGCTGACACCGCCAGCCTGAGCCGATAGCAGCCCATTGGCGTTGATGGTCAGGTTGTCACCAACGATAATCCCGCCCAATGTGTTCGCGGTGGCAGGTGGCAGAACGTAGCTATTCCCGGTCGTCTGCACGACCACCGTGTTATTCGGCTGTTGCCGCACCAGCACCTGATTGCTTGACGACTGAATCGTCAGGCTGGTGGCGTTGGCTTGTCTAACGATGATATCAGCCATTATCGCGTGACTTCCGGCGTGACAGTGAGCGTGCCATAAAGCAGCCGATCAACCGTGGTGTCAGGCTTGACCAGTTCAAGATCATAGACATAGCTGCCCGCAGTCAGATTGGCCGTTTGGGCGGCTGTCTGCTGCAAGGTGAAAGTGCCGTTAGCGGCTGACGTGATCGTAATGTTACCGTTGGTTGTCGATAGGTCAAGTGTCGTATTGGCGGTATAAGCTGGCCGTGCCTGCATGCGGATGGTGTAGCCTGAGAGACTGATATTCGTCCCGTTGGCAGTCTGATATTGGATCGACTGTGACCAGGTGGCCCCTTGCTCTATTGTCAGATTGCAATTCCCGGCAGGCATTATTCAGCCTCGCCTTCTGCTTGATCTTCTGCCGCTTCGGCTGGCGTGTCCTGTGATTCAATTTCGGCATAGCCCATAATCTGCCGAGCTTCATTAAGTGACAGTAAACCGGATTGATACAAGGCCACGGCTCTATCTGACAAGGCTTTTGTGTCTGCTGCCAACTCTTCGATCTGGCTGGTGTCGAACCTGACTGTGAGCATGCTATCAGGCTGGGCAATCGCGCCGTCATAGCCGGTCGGAAGCGTTCGCACCAGTCGCGTCAACTGCATTGAAAGCAGTTCCAAGAATGGAATAATCGCGTCTCGCCAGCTTGCCCGATTGGCTTCGATCAAGTTGCTGTAGGTTTTGCCGGTGTCCGGTTGTTTCAGCGACATTGGCGACCAGCCAAGCACACCGCAGACACGGGCGACTGCGATTTCGGTCATTTCCTGAACGGATAGATCTTTGGGGCTGAATCCCGGCGTTTTAATGTCAAGCTCACCACCTTTGAAGATCAATGGCCTGCCGACGCCCTTGCCTGACACTGCTCGCTTGATGTCAGACTGTAAGACTGCGATGTTATCGCTGGTCATCATCTGCGCCCCGGTGCCGGTCAAGCTGACCAGCCATGAGGGCACGCCGGAACGGCTCAAGATTGTTGTTTCATAAATCGCTGTCAGCTTGATCAGTGCCAACTCTGCCCTGACCGCTTCCAGCGGTGAACGGCCCCTTGCGGCTGTGGTCGATGACTTGCCGACCCGGAAATGCAGCATTCGTTCGCGTGGCGTGGTGAACTGGAAGCCACGCCCGCCATCAAAGCCGACGAAAGGATACTCTGTGATCTCGCCGATGGCCTGCCCGTATGTCGGCACTTGCAGCCAACTGTAAGGGATCGGCTGAAGCTCGCGAATCGTGCCGCCTGTCTGGGTGTCCCGGTCAGAGATGGCGGGAACGTATGCGTTGCCATCTTCCAGCAACTGCTGATAAATGAACTCAACCAACGTTGATTCAGTTTCACCTGGTGCGGGTTCACGCCAGATCTGGATGAGCGGATGATCTACCGGCTCAAATCCGCCCTCTTCGTCGTAGTAGCCGACCTGCAATATGGCCTTGCAGACGTTCCGCCTCATGGCTTCAATAGCGGCCCTGATAACAGGGTTGTCACAATACGGTCTGGCGAGATTGGCATAATCATCGCTTAGAGCGTTGATCACATCGACTGACCACGCCGAAACGTCAATCTCGGTGGAATCAGCAGTAACGCCCGTGCGAAGTGCTTTCGAGCGAAACCAGTTGAGGGGGTTGTATTCAGCCATTTAGTTTAAGAGAACCACTGAAAAGAGCCGTTTCTGCTCAAGTAGTTGAAAGCGTCGGCTGCCGCATCCACCTGGTCATCATGCTGACCAGTGGGGAAGCTGCAAAGCTCATCGATGAAAGCCCTGTTCCAGTCGCCCCGCTCAAGCTCCACAAGGCCAGCCTCACAAGCTGCCGCAAACGGCATGGCCCGCACTTCTTTTGAGCCTGTTGGACGTGCCGATACAGTCGCAAAGCCTGCAAGGTTGATTTTGTCCTGCTCCACTTGATCAACCCCCGCCGCGCCGGGATCTTGAGCAAGGTGGACGATTGTCTGAAGCCCGTCTATTTCTGCTGTCTGTCGCTGGATGGTTCGCCGTTGGGCTGGAGACCATTGCCCTCGTACAACGTGACTGATTCGGTATCGATCACCGATTCGCTGCATTCTGACTCCGGCGGTGTAGTCACCCGCCCCCGGCGTCGCTGCTGTATCGTAAGCGCGGCAAGCCAGCCCTGAGCTATCGCACCGGTCACTAATAGGCAACCAATCGTGACGGAAAAAGCCACCCGATCTAGGAGAAGGTCGTTGTTGATAGAGAGCTGAGAATGCATAACTACCAATGGCCTTTTTAATTCTGTCAAAGTCTGCGACGTTGTAACGATCTGGCCAGAGTGCCGCCCCCGGCTGTCTGCCGAGCGTGTCGTTCTCTTCGGCAATCGCTGGCAGGCTCACCACGTCCCACTTTTCGCCGCCGTTGTTTGCTTCTTCCAGTAACTGGCCTGCAAGGTCGAGCGAGTGCCAGCGGGTCATGATCAGCACGATAGCCGCACCGGGGTGTAACCGCGTGTAGAGGTCGTTTTGGTACCAGTCGAGAACTTTTCGCCTGAATGTCGGGCTTTCAGCTTCTTGACGGCTTTTGACAGGATCGTCGATGCAGCAGAGACTACACCCCTTGCCAGTTACCCCCGACCCGACACCGACCGCAATCAATCCGCCGCCATGAACTGAAAACCATTCATGCTGTTTATTTTGATCAGATTCAAACTGAAAACCGAATCGGCTTACCAGCCTTCGAGCCTGCCTGCTGAAGGTGCAAGCCAGTTCGTGATTATAGGCTCCAACAATTACCTTTGTCTGCTGATCGACCAGCAGTCGATAGGCTGGATAATGAATCGTAGTTTGCTCTGATTTGCCATGCCTGGGCGGCATGAAAATCATAAGGCGTTGAACTTCGCCTTTTGTTACTTTATCAAGATACCGGCGGCCTTCTTTAAGATGCTCAGGCTCCCACTCAAAAAGCGGATTGGCTTTATTCAGAAACCGATTAAATCCCCGTGGTATTAATTGAACGCGGGGGTGTGTCGCCTTCATTGTCAAGTTCTGACCAATCAATCGATTCGGCAGTGTCAGTTTCTGGCGAGCTTGCCAGCTTGCCTTCAGTACGATCTAGCATTTCACGGAAAAACTGATAATTGCCAGATCTGATTTGCTCTACCCAAACATCTGTAAACATTTCATCAAGGTTAAACTCTTCCATCCTTTTCAGAAGAGTTGCCGTAGTTCTTCGGCCCTTGCTGTATCCGCCCGGATTACCAGATTCCCCCGGCTTCCAAGGCTTTAGATTGTTCCTGTTTGGGTTAGGATTAGCCACATTGATTTATCGCTATGTTTCACTACTCTATTCACTGCTTCAGTGAATCAACTGCTTATCCGTCGCTGTAGATTGCTTAAAGCCGCATCCGAATCAATCGCCTGATGATTCTGTCGCCATCGCCCCTTGCGTCGCTGCATGGTGGCATTGCGCTTGATTCTGGCCTCTGCTATGACAGATTGCATGGCCAACATTCGCTGTTCCCACTTGGCAGACGCTTTCAAAACTCTGTCAAACTTCTTATCGGCTCGCAGGCACTTCAAGCAGATCGACGGCTTCAGCTTCTCAAGGCTCCTGCCATTGTCGCACACGCCGCAAGGCTGCGTTGCTGCTGATTCGTGCCATTGCCCATCAGGTGGCATCAGGCCGATGACTTCGACCTTTTGGCCGCCAAGGTAGGCTTTAATCTGGGCTTCGGCGCGTCGGATAATGTCCGACTCGGCCATCTCAAGTTCTGACAATGAATCCATAATAAAAGCAGCTTGACAAACTTTTTTTTGCGTTTCAATGCCAAAAAAACATTATTTTATTTGTTTGGGAAATCAACAATTCTCGGCTCGTTAATTTCACCCCATTTGTGGAACCGCTTCAGCGGTGTTATTTCCTCTTCGTAAATCTCTGAGATTCTGAAATTGCCGTCATCTTTACAAATAGCCGACACCACTCGCGTAACGAGTCGGTCTGGGTGTCGGTATTGAAAGTTGACGAATTTCTTTGTCGGCATGGTGCTATTATAGCACAACTTCGAGAGTAATTTCGACGCCCGGAGCCTCGTTTACATTGCACCAATGTTTCTGGCAGAATCGTTCTGTCACCTGACAATCGTCCTTGTAAACAATCCCGGTCAGTGCATCCTCGGTGCAGCGGATCAGCTTTGTCAGGTCGGGTTTCTGGATGTGGTGTTTTGGGGCGGTGTCTTTAATCCTGGCTGCATTCTTCCCGCTCCCAAAATGGCACTTAGGCCGAGGGAAGTAGAAATCAATGGTCATCGCCACGGCTTCATTGATCAGCTTGGCCCCGGCGTCAGTCATGGCCTGTTGAGCATGTAGCGACACGATAGACTGCCAGCTTGTTTTCCGCTTGGCCGTGTCCATCACAATGATTCGGCCCGTTTTGGGATGCATGAAGGCTTTCTTGCTGCCGGATGGGCTGGCGATGCCTGGGACAAAAAAAGAAAGTTTCAAGGTTGTGCCTCAAGTTCTGCGATCTGCTTGCCACGTTCACTAACAGCCTTTGACAGATGGCGTGCAATCCAGATCGGTGAAATCCTCATATCTTTTGCCGATTCTCTTGGATCACTCAAAACACGAATACCGTCAACATACTGCGAATCACATTTAAGCGGACTTGCAATAAAATCGGCGACAAACTGCATTGAATCAGGTAGATCGCTTCTCGGATGAAATGTCACTTTCATTATGTAAGCTGGCAGAAAATGCTCTTTGTATTTGACCCAGTTAAATTCAATACATTGAATTGGAGTTGGAAATTCTGCCACTAAATATTCGTTGACCCAGTGGCCAATATTCCCCAGTTTTGACCCCGGAAAATATCTCATAAAACTATCGTCAAACATCTTAAACATCATCTCCCCCTCTTGATGGCTTGCATATACATCACCACCAATGCCGCCATCATGCCAGATAGCGTAAAACAGGCCACAGCGGCGAGGATTGACAGGAAGGTTTCAGGCATCTTTTTTCATCCTTTTTGTTAAATGTCAGGCGAAACAATGATCGTTTTTGGCCCAAATTGCTTGGAACGCTCGGAAAACCTGTTAAGTCTTTCTGTTGCCTTGTCAATATGCTCTAAAACATATTTGTCTTCAAGTTTTACAGGCACTCCAAATGGTGACATTGTGTCGGCTTCTCTGCATTTTTGGACAAAATCCAAGTCATAAAACCTGACTGGAATCCCAAAAAGCAATTCTTCTTGCGTTGGCTTGCTCATGTTGTCCCTTCTAATCCTTCACCAATCAAGATTTCCTCTGATCTGAACTTGTCTTTCGCGATAAATTCCAGCCTTGCAATCTCCCGGTCAACGTACCACCGTGCCTTCCGCAGATCCTCAATTTCATCCCCCTTTTCACCCGCCCGCCACAGGTACTTGATCGCATTGCCCCGGCAGAAATTGAGGTGCTCAGTGATCTGGATGCACTCTATGCCTGAAGGGTGGTTCTTGTAGTGGTCAGGGTTGATAGGATCGTCTGGGCCGCTCATTGTTTCTGCCATTGTGACTTTCATACTTTTTTCATCCAGCTTTCGTAGCGACTCCCGCAACTCTGGCGAAATTTGAAATGGCTTATATTCAGGCTTTTTCATTCCGTTTGCCCCTTCCAGAGTTCGTATTCCCAGCCATCTACTAATGGCTCTCTTTTGTCGGGAACCAAATCTTTGAGTCTTGTCATTGGGTGCGATGCCAGTTTGCCTGTTTTAGTGTTGCGAACCGCCCACACCGGCGGGCTGACAATGCCGGCCTCTATCAGTGCGTTGGCAAGTGTCGAAAGCTGAGAATTGTCTGGCATTAATGGCCAGCCAATCTGACTCTCCAGATAATCTTTAACTTGCTTGATGTGGTTGTCGGTCACATCTTCAGGCTGAATCGGCATTGCTGGCCTCCAGTTCCTTTGCCTTTAACTCAAGATGACGGACATAAAGAGCCACCTGCTGCAAGAGCCTTCCATTATTGTCAAGAATAAGATCATCTCTGCCCCAATACCTGATTAGTTGCTTGGCTTCCTTCCACGGATCATCCGTTTGTTTTTCAAGTCTGTTTATTTTTTCCTGAATGCGGACCGCTGCATCGTCCACAATCAAAGACGAATCATTACCATGCTTTCGCATGACAATTTGTGCAACTTCAAGTGCTGCTTTGTCAGACTTCAACTGTTCAATCTGTTCTCTCATTTTCCCGCCCTTTTCTGCTCTAGTTCTTTTCGCCTGTTCCGCCGTTTCATCGCACACGACAAACATCGGGTGCTACCTTTTGCCACAATGCACTTACAATCAAGGCACTTGCCTTTCTCGGCACGCTCCCGGCAGATCTGACAAGTGCCCGTTTTGTTGTAATTTGAGATCGGCAAGCCGCAGACGCTGCACCCATAGAGACATTGAGTGCTTTTTGTGATGACCACCAGCTTTTCTTCAACCGTTTCATAGCGGCCAATCAAAGCATCCTCAAAGTATTTTCTTGCCGATTCTTCCGAGACGTTTAACTCACTGATCACCTCGGCAAATGCCCGGCGAATCGTATTGCGTCTGACTGCTGATATGTCCCTTTCGTAAGGTTGCCAAGCCGCATCAGCCATTAAGGCACCTCAATGCTGATACCAAGATTCTTGCAATTCGTCTTCGCTTTTTGCTCAAGCTCGGTGGCTTTGGAAACCATGAAAGAATCTTCGTAGTTCAATCTGACGCATGGCTCCTGCTCTATTTTTTTAATCAGCAACACCAGCCTATTAACGGCATGGATTAATTGAACGTGTATTGATTCATTAACACTCATTAAATCGCCCTCCCTGATTCCAATATCAAAGCCACCGGGAACACCCAGCCGCGTGTGGTGATTGACTTATCGCGGTTGATGAGAAAATTGTTCGCTCTGCCTATTTTCTGGCACTCAATCAGCCTGGCCGCTTTCAGTTCCTCGATTACACGCCTAACGGTGGTCGATGTCTTATCGATCCTGACCGCCAGTTCTTCGATAGTTGCCATCGGGTCTCTGTTGATTTCACAGAGAACTTGAACATACAAGCTGATCACGCCTCGACCCCCGTTTCTTTCGGGTGAATACTCTTGGCTTCCTTGATTAAATAAATCCGCTCAAAGTCGGCAGGCTTGATCGTGAAATATGCGTTATTGCGGAATAGAACGTCGATTGACGCAATGTTATACGCTTTGCCTTTGGCGTCGCGTTTGTATTCAATTTTTACAACCGTACCGACCATGACTGATTCTTTGGCCCGGATTGTGTCGCCGACTTGAAAGCGATTGATCATGACACGCCATCCTTTTCTGCGTTTTTCAGCTTCTTTTCCCTGATTTCTGGCCTGTTTATCTGTACCTTGTCAGATGCACGTATGCCGAGCTTGACCTTATCCCGCCTGATTTCGGCGATGATGACTTCGATCATTTCGCCATCGACATCGATGATAACTGTCTCAAGCTGTTTTCGTGTGAGTACCAATAAACCCATCGTTGCAACCTCCATGATGATGAAATGACGGCCAGGCTGACCGTCCTTGTGTTCCATGCCTGCCGCCTGAAAGTTCAGCCTGATAACATCTCAGGCAGCCTTCCACCGCCCCGGCGTCGGACTGTGACGACCGAGGAAACCACCTGCCGAGAGTCGAACCCGGCTCATGCCGATAGGTGATCATTAGTCTTTACTCATAATGTGATCCCAATAATCCCATTCTGCTTTTGCTTCCTGCGGGTCATGGTAATATTGACCACTTGGCCCACGGTGAAACGATTTCTGACAAGTCCAGCAAACCCAAAGCATTTCTTCTGGTCGCTCGTTACCCAGTACTGATTCTGTATGTTTTCCATAAGGGTAAATGTCTCTTTCATAAATTAAATGATGCAAAGAAAAACCAAGCGACCAATGATACTTGCAGTGACATTTTTCGCACTTGCCATTTGCACGTTTTAATACTTCAGTCTTAGTTTTTTGTGGAATTGGCAGTCGCCCTTCTATGCGATAAAAAGACATTATTCAAACTCCCTCTGTAGCCGCTCCGCAAACTTGTCACCAGCTTTCACCCATCGCTGAACCTCGTGCTTGCTGGTGATCGTCACCCGCTGGCGTGCATAGTTGCGATTCCATTCCCGAACAAATGCCTCGCCGATTGCCTTTGACGAATTGGCGGCACTCTCTGGCGTTGCGCCTTTGTTCAGTGCCATGACAAACGCGGCTGATATGTGAGCCTCAAGTTCAAGCCCAAAATCAGCACCACCTACGAGGCTTCGAGTTGGTGTGCGGATCTTGATAATTTCGTCCCAGAGCTGGCTGATGCGCTGCTCAATCTGACGCATCTTGGCGATTGTCTGCGGTGACAGTGTGATCATGTTGTTGATCCTGAGTTAAAACCCGCCCAAGCAACGCACCTGGGCGAGTCGCAGAAGTTCCCGGCGTTTTGGACCACCGGCCAGGCATAGCGAAAATCGACTAACTCTACGCCTGATTGCCGCGTCTGGGAATCGAACCCAGAAATTGGCCTATTGGTTCAGGTGTTTCAATATCCAATCATCCAATCGCAACATAACCCGCCATCCGTGGCGTTTGTCGCATCCCTGCTTGATTGCCCGCTCGCATGATCCACAGGGGCCGCGTGCCCCCGTTTTGCTCGACCGTGGTGGCACTAGGAGACTGCCGCCAGATCATGCTGTTTACCGCGGCGAATCCCTCAGCAACCTTCACCAGTCCGCCGAGGCATAACACGGGCAACCTTTTACGATTCAATCGTCTCATCAACTACTGACTCACGAAGCTTGCGAAGGCTGCGGATTGCATCGAGGGCATAACGCCGGATGTCGGCCTCATCTTCGGCAGTGCTAGGCTCGGCTTCATCCTCAAGATGCCGCTCTGCCATAGCAGCAAAGCGGCTGCATTCTTCGATGGCTGTTTCAATATCACGTTGTCGCATTGATTGGTTCCTCAGAATGGTGCATCTTCAGCCGTTGGGTCGATCTTGTGGCCACCGGGAGCCGGTGCCCGGTATTCCTTCGCAGGTGCCGACTGCCCTGTCAGTTCGTGGCACTGTGCAGCCTGTTTGATGATCCACTCAGGTACACCGTCACGGGGTGGGTCGTCATACGACCAGGCGAAGATGTCGCAGTTGGGGTCGAATGGCGCCATGCCTCGCGGCAAGCGGCCAAGGCTGGCGACATTGGCATAGGTTTTGTCGCCTTTAGCCGTGTGTGTGATTGTGACCATAACACGCAGATTCAGCAGCGTTTCAGGGTCAAGCGTTCCACCTTCCGGCGGCCACCCGCTGCCCAAAACTGGTTTGAACAGCTTGGTCAAACCAGACTTTTCCGACAGGCTAAATCCGACCGTGGTTGATATTGAGTAAAACTTGTCGGACTGTTCACCCAGCGGCTCGTCAATGATGAATCGGATCACCAACTTTTGTGCTGGTTTGTACTTTGGATTAAGGCTCGGCTGTGTGCCGATGAAAAACAGATTTTGAACAATCGCTTGATAAGTACCCTCAGGAACCGGGGTATAATCACCAGTGCCACTACCAGGATTGTTCTTTAACATCGGAATAGGCATGTTTATGACCTTTCTTTGGTCGGATTGCCTGACAGAGAAAAACCGCCACCGGGCAACGTGCCCGGCAGCATCAACAAAGACAACTCAGAGAGTTGCACGAATCGACAAGGCTTTAAGCTGCTCTTTTGGGTAGCCTAGAGCCTTGTCAAGCTCATCAGATGGCGAGAAAGCCAACTGGCGAGGCTGTGCCATCTTTTGATGGCTGCAATACAGCCGCATGTAGCAATGATGAATGGCGTTATTAATGGCGGCGGTGCGGTTGATGCCATAGCCAACCCACCCGCTACCAGCAGCCCAGAACGTACAGTAATAACCGCGTTTGGGGTGTCTGGTCAGTTTGTGGCCAGTGAAGCCGCGATGTGAGTCGCGTCTAACGATGCGGCTAAATTCAATGATGTCGCAGGTTTCTAAAACAAACTTCTCGGCGGCTGAAAGGTTGGCAATGCTCATCGTGTCACCTCTTCCATCACTGCGACAGCTTCGAGCATCCGAACAATGGCCTTACAGATTTCGCCATATTGATGATCTCGCTGGTCGATGCCGCGGGTCATCACTTGCAAGGCGTTGATTGACGTTTGCAGGCCCTTAATCGTGCCTGCGATCACTTCAGCTTGTTGTTTCATGTCTGCCTCATGCTGATCATCCAGCGATGATTCAACGTCCTGCTGTGCTTCTTGAATCGCGAAGCGATAGCCCGCTTCCCATTCAGCCGCTAATGCGTCTGTAAGCTGGTCGGGTCGCCAGCCAAGCTGTTGCAATGATTGAACTGACATCGGGGCTGCTGACATGCTGATTGCTCCTGTGTGGGTGGGTGGTGAATGATGTTTCATAGTTCGAACTATGAAGTACACTTTTATATTTACTTGTTTTATTCGAAATGTCAATAGTTATTATTATCTTTTTTTCAGAATATCTAAATGATGTAATTTCGACGTTTCTCAACTTTTCTCAAGGGGTATTTTCTCAAGCCATTTCTCAGAAGTTTTGAGAATTTCTCAACTTTTCATAAGTCTTTACTGTATAACATTCTCAACTTTTCTTTTCTCATTCTTACGGCAATTTCTCAAGATCAAGGGGGGTATATATATACCCCTTGAGAATTGAGCCTGAGAAATGAGAATTGAGAAAGTCAAAACTCTTCAGGAATGGAATAAAATTCGATGGTTTTGCCTGTGAAAGTTTGCTTTTCATCACGCTTGATTACGCCATCGGCAGTCATCTCTTTAATGACCCGGTAAGCCGTCTTTTCGGCGTGGCCTTTCTCGACAGCAGCCTCAACCAATGTCTTTAGGGTCGGCTGGGTGGAGCCGTACTGTCGAAGGTAAGCAATCACGGCGGCGGCTGTTCGCTCGCCTGCTGTCTTCAGGCTCGTATCATTGCCAGCCGATCCAATGGAAGCATATTCCCAGCCACACTCTCCCTGAGTCCCGTGGATGGTTGGCAATACAAATCGATTCCAGCGGGCTTTGACTGATTTGATCTGAATCTGTTTCTCGTCACGCTCATCAGCTTCCATGCGGATCACATTGTCACACGCCCGGCCCATAGCACGGCCCCATGTCTCTCCCTGAGCGTTCAAGTGACCGACCAGCACGATTGCTACGTCAAGTTCACGGGCAATCTGTCTGAGCGGGCCAGCGATCTGGGCGACCTCCTGCGGGTCAACCAGCGGCCTGGTCGATGCCGCCATCAAAGTATCAATCACCACCATCGCGACTTTATATCGGCTGCACCAGTGGCGGATATGTGCCAGCGTTTTCGGGTCATCAATGCTGGTGAAATCGTAAGGGGCAGATTCCGGTCCGGTGAAAATTACATTTTCATCAGGTATGCCGAAAGCCTCTGATGTCATCGCGATCTGGTCCCAGTGCGAATCTGATGCGACAAATAAGACTTTGCTATGCTGATCAAGTTCACATGGCGAGCCATCAGGCCACGGCAGGTTATATGACCACCTTCTTACAAGATCGAGAATCCATCTGGTTTTCCCGGTGCCTTCTTTACCTTCCACAAGGTGCAAGCCACGGGTGATAAACCAGCCGACATTCGTGGCCGAATCACCCCAGAGCCATTCCCGGCGTTTCATCAGGGCGCGAATCGTTGCCACGTTTGCAGCCTCCTCCCAGTCATCCGGGAACTCTTGCACCTCATCCTCTTCAGATCGATAGACCGGGCGGGAAAGCGGTTCGGCAAATCCTTTCTTCCATGCCCATTTGAAAGTCTCGACCAAAACATAATCAGACACTTCCGGCTTGGCATCTTTGTGAGCTGTTGCCAGCTGTGTGTAAACGTGTTCGTATTTGCTTTCAAGGTTCATGCCAGCTGCATAACCGGCCATCGTGCGACATGCAGCCCGGTATGTGTCGTGCCTGGTATTGATTGCGGCATTGACCACGTTCCCGGTCAGCTTGAGTAGTTTGTCTTCAAACCATGCCTCATCGTCGCCTGTGGCCGGCCCTGATTGTTTCTTGACTGGTTGCGGCTTCTCAGGCTGTGGGAAGATAAGATCAATAACAATGGATTCAACCGACTTCGGCAAATCTGCCGGAATGCGTTCATGGCTCACTGCCTTACCGGCAGATGGGGCGCATGCCACTTGAATCTGTGATTGATTGCCTGTGAAAAATTCAACCTTGCCGCCACATGGCAAGCGTAGTTCTTTCTTGCCGCCCGTCTTCCAAATGGCCGGAATTGCTGAATCAACGATCCTGAACCAGACATGGCACCCGCCTGCTGTTTTCACCACAAGCGTATCAGGCCAGTCCTCTGCCCCAAACAGCAGCGTTGCGGCTTCTTTCCAAGCCTGCGGCAGTTTCGACCGATCTTTCATCGGTGGGTCAATATCCAGCACCAGATAACCGTCTGGCTGGCATCCAATGCCGACCGGCACGCCCTGCTGAATCATCTTCTCCAGCCGGTCTCGTCGATGCTTTAATTCAGCATTGCCCCAGCCCCTGCCGCAAGCTGGTTTCTTGAGCGTGCCAGTGTTTTCGCACTCTCCTACAGGTAGCGGACGCATGCCAAGTGTTGCCATTGCGTCAAATGCCGCCAAAAGGTCGTTTCTCTTGGCGGCATCGAAATAAGTTTGCCAGTTGGTTTCTGTTGTAATCATGTCGCTTTCTCAAGCAAATAAAAGAGTGCTGTGGTTGTCATGTACAACAGCTTTTGACATGTTCTTCTGAGCTGCCAGAAAATATTCATCTTTCAGCTCGCAGCCGTAAAATTTGCGGCCAAGTTTTAACGAGACATAGCCTTCTGAGCCAATGCCTGTAAATGGTGAAAAAACAAGTTCGCCGGGATTGCTGTATAACCTGACGCATCGATCGATCACGTCAAGCTGTAACGGGCAAATATGCTTCGTGTCATCTTCGCCCCGACCATCTTTTACATTAAGAGTGTTTGTTTCCTTAATGTCAGTCCAGCAGGCTTCAGCCCAATCAATCCATTGATTCCTGCTGACCTGGCCTTTAGAATTAATAGGCACAGAGTTTTCACCTTTAGCCCTGAACTTGATAAGATAATCGCCAAGAGTTCCTCTCTGTTTGGCTCTATCAGACTCAAGGCCCGCAAACTGAAGCTCTCTTGATCGCGTCCTGATTGCTTGAGCTTGCGGGTTTTTTCTGACCAACCAATCATATTCGTATATCAATCCGGCTCTTTCGCCCAGCTTGATATTAAGCCCGCGAAAATCAAACAATCCAACTTCACCAGATCGCTTCATTCGCGGAATCTGCATTACATGGACAACAGCAGCCCGACCCGGCTTGAGAACTCTTGCCAGCCCACGATAAAAAAACGACAGATGTATTTTTGCATCTCCGTTTAATGATTCACTGTTTCCAATATCTTCGGCCCTGCTCGTATAAGCATAAAGGCTGGGAAATGGCGGCGAGAACACAGAAAAATCAACCGACTCCGCAGGCATGGCATTAAGCATATGCGGAATGCAATCAGTTTGAACTATCTTGTGAGTTTCAGTTGTTTTCAACAACACGTGTAAGCCCTCTCTTGAAAAGCATTTCTTGAGTTTTGGAATCCTCATTTACGCGATGAGCTTTATCCAAAACATTCTGAACCATCGGGATTTCTAATTCAGTCACGGGAATATGAACATTAAGCGGCCTTGTCGATCCGTACCGATTCGACCTTTTGACAGCCTGATAATATTCTTCGTAACTATCTTGCAAGCCTGAAAAAACCTGCCTGGTTGCAATCTGTAAGTTTAATCCAAATCCTAAAATCTTGGGCTTGGATATTAAAACCTTGCGATTGCCTGATTTAAATTCTTCGATTAATTGTAATCGATCATTGATCGGCGTTGATCCGTCAATATTGGCACAATCTGGAAACATTTCTGCGAGTGCAGATTGTTCATCATTGTATTTGCACCAGATGATAGTTGATTCATCGGGCCACGATTCAACAAGCGATTTAATAAACTGAGGTTTTAAAGTCTCAATCTTTTTGCCGTTGTGTTTGCCTTTTGCAATCTGGCTGGCTTTCCCTCTGTTAATAAACGATCCTGCGGCACCAGCAAAAAGATTGCCTTGATCATAGATGCCTAGATCTCTTTGTTCGGATGTCAATTCAACGTCATGAATATGAACTTGAATTGATGGCAGAGGGTTTGAATTATCATTCCAGCCATAAACAGCCGGATCTGTCAGGAATATCGACCAGTCGGCCATACTTTCAAAAAAAGCATTAACCGCATGCGGTTTTAATTCCCATCGTTCAGATGTCTGGCCACGATTAATAAAGTATTTCGCCAGAAATGCGTTGATTGTTGGAAACGCATTACAAAAAACAGCATGGCTGGCATATTCAACTCGATCATTAGGTGCTGGCGTTCCAGTTAATGCCAGCTTGTAAGGCAGCCCATCGCCAAGCCGCAGGCACGTTGTACCCCATTTACCGTAATGACTTTTAAGCATTGATGATTCATCAAGTATCAAAGCACCAAGATTGCCTTGAGTGACTTCATCATCAAGAGCATCATAATTAACGATTCCGATTGAATCGCCTGTTGATCTTGTCCACCCCGCTAAATCTTTGGCTCGTATTTTTTCAAGTGCCATTGCACCAGAATAAAATCGCTTGGCTTCAGATATTGTTTGATCAATCACCATTAGAGGCGAAACAATCAAAATTCTTTTCCTGACACCAATAACGCTTTGAATATGTCTGGCAAACTCAAGCATTATCAGTGTCTTGCCAAGCCCGCAATCAGCAAAAACCGCGAAATGCTTTTTCTCAATTGCTTTCCGAGCAATCGCAGCCTGATAATCAAAAAGCCCATGCACTGGCTGATATTTAACTGAATGATTTGATTCAACCGTTTGGCCAAATCTATTTAAATATTCAGCCGGAAATCTGATGGTGCTGCCAATAGTTTGAAATCTTGGCAACTGCTTTGCTTGAATAAACAGCTTATAATCGTCTGGATTTCGATAATTCAGTGATATTTCAGCATAATCATTTTTTATGCTGAATCTTGCTTGTTGCACGGATGATTATCCTTTTCTCTTCTTCTCGTTCAATTTCCTGAATAGCCCGCCGTTCATCACTTGCGTAAGGATCAACAAACAGCGGGCCAGGCTCCTCCAGATACCCACGTATGACACCTAGTGGCATTTCCCAGTAGTGCCGCTGTGGCTTATTTGCTTGACTCATTTTTTTTCAGCCATTCATCAATGATGCGGTTGATCATGGCCGATCTGTTTTCATTGCGATCAATCGCAACCATGCTGATGCGGTTCCATGTCGTTTTGTCGATGCGAACGCCTTTATTGATCTTTTTGGTTTCTGTTGTCATATCGTTTCTTCTCCGATTGATAAAAAGAACACTGAACATTCAGAGTTCGAACAAATGAATTGTATCAGATTTGTTAGAAGTTTCAAGTTATCAACATTCTGACTTTTTGATTTTCCGAACTTCAGATATATTATTAGAGATAGAAAGGAGGTGAAGCATGGTGAAGCTATCAAACAAGTGGCGAGTTTCGGCAAGAATAACACCAGAGATGAATCGCAGACTAAACGAGCTTGTCGATTATTTCAAGGAAACCGACAAGTTTAAAATTCGTGGACGTTCCGCACGTCGCGAGCATGTGATTCAACTGGCCTTGCTTGAACTGATCAAGCTGGATCGCGAAGAGGTCATAGATCGGCTGTCAAAGCTGATTCCCGATCTTGAACAATCCTGTGATTAACACCACCTGAATAAATGAGTAGAGCCTGTGACCGACGCGATAAAACAAGCCTTTCAACGCTTTTCTAATCCGTTTGTCGAAGGTTCGAATCCTTCCGGGTGTGTTTTTGCAAGTACTTATTTTTATGCTATTTTATTTTTGTCACCTGCCTCCATGTACTCCCGTGAAATAGCCGAGTTTTTGAGTAATGTACTCAATAATAGATGTTTTTGCTGATATGGGACGGCCCAAAAACACTCTT